TAGCTCTGGTAGGAATTCCTACCAGAGCTATGATTATTTCACAGCAATGATCGCAGCGTCAATCAGTTCCAAGTAGAGTGGCAACCGATAAAACGCATTCACACCACGACCAAGCTTGCGGTATGGCTCAGTGACGCTGATCACTTCATCAATGTTGATCAGGTTCTTTGTAAGGTAGTTGTTAACCAACACCTCAATCTTGTCAGAACTAGCCGTTACTGTGTTGTTGTAAAAGTCATTGGAAAAGATGTAACAATCACCACCGTCAACCGACCAGTTCGCTGACATCTGATCAACAACATTATCATTAGACAATGTTGACACATGTTGCCAACTGTTGTCATCTCTGACAACGTGATGCAATGTGCGTGGATCTTGTGGAAGACGAGACGACACAAGCAGTGCTGAGGTAGCTTGCATTTCAAGATACTGCCGTCCAGTCAAGCCATTCAAACCAGCTCCAAAGTACTCAGGGATCTTGCGATGAATCCCAACGTACCGGTAAAGTTCTGACAAGTCGTGCCGGTTTTCAGCATCAATGAATTTGTACCAAATTGACCGGTAGAAATCAAGGAAAGGCACTTGTAACTGAGTCGCCCGCACTTTGTTTTCAAGGACTGTCAACTTCTTTCTGAGGAACTCCGTGACGTATGGGTCGTAGACATCATCCGGTCTGAAGAAACTCAGTTCATCATAAACAAAAAAGAAGTTGACATAGTCTTGAGCAATCGATCGCCGTAGGTGCTCAAGTTTGTTCAGCTGTTCGTAGCTTTGAGTACTGAGGAATGTGAACTCACTTTCCCCGAAGTACTTTCTTTTTTCAAAGTGACAAGTGTCCGTCACGGCCGACAATAAACGTTTGTACAATGATTCGGACAAACGGCCATACGCACTGAAGTTGATCCGGTAACCACGTTCTTGCCGATACGTTGTTGGGGTGACCGCCATGACCGTAAAGAGGACAAGGTTGTTGTTACCAACTTCAAGCACAAACATGTCACCTTCGTAAGGTTCAAGACCCGGGTACATGTTCGCCGCACCAGTGAGTGCGGTGGTCTTATCTTCGTTCTGCAGTTCATACTGCAGTGATGACTCCAACACCATTTCCAGATTGTTGATCTTTGTAAGATCTTCATGGATAGTGTCTTCATCCATCGATACTGAAACGATGAAGCTTCGGATGTCGATATTGGGATTCTGTCGGTGAAAATACGTCACCGACATTGGGTAACCACGAGTGTACGCCAGAAGCATTCTGTATTCTTCTGGATAGTTCACTGGGTTCAGAGCTGTTTGAGTTGTGAAGGTATCTTTGATACTGACGATCTTGTCGATGTCAGAATCTGTAGCCATGTGCTGATTTCTTGGATCAAGATTTCTGCTCTCTGATACCGGTGTTCCTTGGGATGAGGGCGTAGTTAAAGACCCGAAACGATCGATTAGTGCCATTATTGTCTCCTGAGTTGTTTCCACCAGGTTTCGTCTTCGGATTGAAGTAGTCAGGGAATTGCTCAATGTACTTCCACCACTTGGGATTCAAGTAGCGATAGTCAGTGATTTCTGAAATCACCAAATGCCGTTGTGGATGTACGTCTTGAGCTTTTAGTGTCAGCTTCAAGTCTGACGCCAAAGAGAGTTCACTGTTCACCTGTCGACGGTTTCGCAGGTAAGCTGAAATGTTGAAGATGCAGTCATCCCTGAAGCTCTCATTTCCTTGAGCTTTTAAGATGTACTGCACGATATCGTGAAGCTTGGAACTCTCGTACAAGATCCCACTCAGGTCAATGACGGTGTTCAACTTTTCTGATTCAATCGTGTAGAGGCTGATGAAGAATGGTCGGTACGATCGATGCCACAGCTCATTTTCAGGAACAACCCAGTCATCGTAATACGGACAAACTACTGGTTCATCAACATCTTTCACCGCACGGAGTTCGCTGAATGCATCGTCCAGCATGGGGTTTTGGAATGTTGGCTTCATTGATCGGATTGGTGTGTCGTTTGCTCGAGGCTGTGGAATCATGTTTCCCGGAACAATGGTGTTATCCACAATGCACGGGTACTTCAGGATCAGTGCCGCCGCTTCAGCGAATTGAAACCGACAGGTGAAGTTTGTCTGGTAGGTGTTCGCCACAGTCATGTTCTTGTCTTCTTCTGGCTTACCACCTTCGAACTCTATCGAGAGCAACGCATTGTCAATGTGCTTGTTGATAACAAGTTCACTTGTGTTCCTTGCTCTCGACTTTGCCATGACGAAGTTGACGATCGACGTCTTATCCAGCCAATCAGCAAAGGTCAGATTCTTCTTGGCTTTGATGATCTCACCAAAACGATCATCAGTTTCAGAGAACTTCCGAAACTTGAACAGACCGAACAGCATTGAAAGGATATCCTTCGGAACTGGATAGTCATACACCATTGATAAGGAATGCACTACGCTATTTGAAAAACGCAATGCCAATCTTTTTGTGATGTCGTATGCCAAATTTCGATCAATCATCCAGAACGTGCAGTCTAGTGTGAATGAGCACGGAAGTGGTACTTCATGCAGAGAGATCTCGGAGTACGGATCTCGTAAGATTGGATTGTAAGCGATGTCCAACTGCCCTGGATAAAAAGTATGACCACCAACATGGTTGAATGTCTGGTAGTCAAACACTGGGGCATGTGGGGACGCTTGTGTCGCCATCACACGGAACATGTTTCCACGGATGCGCAGCGAGTGATCATCTCTTGTGCCCTTAGTTGATGTCCACCCAGTCTCAATATGGATGTCATTTTTGATGTACTGTGGCAAATTTAATGAATTTACCAAATGGTGAGCCACTTGAGTAATCATCGGCAAATGAATGTGGGTGTTTGCCTCAGATACGACTGAGTGTACGACCGGCATATCAACCTCACTACCTTTAAATTGGAGTAGCTTTAATGAAAGCTCGTTTGACCGTCAAATTCGGTATGTTGAAAGACATCCTGGCAATGGTTGCGGCAATACATCACAACGCTACGATGAAGTACAAAGCGCATGGTTGGGAAAAAGAACCCACTGATGCGACCGATTGTACCGCCTGGTGCAGCTTGGACGCGCTGATTCGGCACACCTTGAAGTTGTGCCAGTTTGAGGTATACGAACCTCAGAGCACCTTGGCACATGCCGCGCACATTGCTTCACGAATGCAGATGTTCTTCACGATTGATGCTCGGGGTGACCGATCCAACCCGTTTCTCTCAGCAGAACAAATGAATGAAGGAAACTCATTCACTGATGAGCAGCAAACCAGTGTTCGTAATATGAACATCGTCTCTAGCCCCTCTGTGGGCAAGTACATCACGCCTGAATTCTTTCAGGCGTGTATGGAACTCGATCCGACGGAAATCGAAACGTACAAATCCAAGTATGATGGCTTGGATATCTACTCGATTAGCCGCACTTGGTTGGCCACGTTATATGATTTGTTGGCTCGTAGAAATCACGAATTGACACGAGTCGAATTTCGGCAGGTACTGCTTAAGGAAACAATCAGTTTTCTTTTGAGTTACGTGGCAGCGAATTCAGAAGTTTTAACTGGAGTGTATGCAACATTCAAGAAGAATTAGTGCAATGATCACATCATGAGTCGTTGCTAGGATGGTGCCTATGGGTGCAACCAGTCAAGTCGTTAACGGAATGCCGGTAAAAGAGCTGTTGGAAGCTTTGACAAGTATGGCATTTCTTGTTCAAAATGGTGCAGTAGTTCCCGTTTGGTCATCCACCGTAGAACTCTGCGCAATTGGGACATTGTGGAGTCACGAGTCAAAAATCTTTGTGGCTCTCCAAGAGTCTGGAACCTCAACATTAGCTGGTCCTGTTGCGCCGGCAGCGCAAGCGACATCGTGGAGCCAAGTTGCTCCATCAGTTGCCGCATCCTCGACTGATGTGAGCCAGAAGCTTGCTGACTTGACGAATAAGGTGAACCTTTTGGATTCACTTCGAATGCTTCAGATTGGTGTGCCCAGAGTTCATCGATCGACGATTCTTCCTCCTAGACACGTTTGGGTGAATGGTGATTTCATTTCATTTGCTGGGAACTCAGAATTTTACAATGTCTATATTAATGGTGGGTTCAATGGGTTGTTGTTACCACATAACGCAAGCCAGACTACTCGCGCTGCAAATAAAGGCATGTTCAGACCGAACTCAGCGAATCCAAGTGGGTTGTATTTACCAGTGCTTGGTAATGAGTTTATTCGTTGCTGGGTTGACGGTTTAGCCAGAACTGCGGGTAGTACCCAGCTTGGGGCAATGAAGAACTTGTATGGTACATTTGGTTTGACTGTTGGGACAACGAACAACGGTATTAAATCAATGTACGCGTTTGATGAGCTGAGTGGGGTGTTTAATGCGCTTACTCGGTCACAAGCAAGTTTCATTGGTGGTGGTTGGGATGGATTGACTTCAAACAAACGCTACAAAGCAGTGTTTGATGCATCAACTCAAGTTGAAGTCGATACTGAATTTCGACCCGGAAACACTATTCTTCCTGTGATCATGTACATCGGTGAAGTGTAATGATGAGCGCTGGGGATTACCCAGCGCTCATCTAACTATGTTGTGATTTAACCTGTTTAGTTTGGAGTTAATCATGGCAAATCCGTTTTATGACAGAATGCCGACTGGCGAGCTTTTGAGCAAGCTGTTGGTCCTTGGCATTGATGTGCAGAGCATGAGTAACATCATTTCTGCAGTGGCTCAGAACTTTCAAATGTACTTGTGGTTGACAGCGCCATTGACTGTCTACGTCAGTCCAAGTGGTGTGGATACGACGGCCAACTCTCAAGGACTGAGTGTTGATAACCCGTTCAAGACGTTGCAGTATGCCTTGAACTTTGTGTCGTCCAAGTACAATTTCAACCAGTACAACGTCACGATTCAGTTGGCAGACGGTAGTTACAATCTTACTGGGAACACGGTTGTCCCAGCGTATGTTGCAACCACTGGGCAGTTGTGGATTGTTGGGAACTCTACTGACAATACCAAAGTCAAGACTGGTAGGTTGACCAACACCAGTCGTGGCACTTGTATTTTGAAAGATCTTACCCTGGCACCAGGATACATCGAAAGTGGGTCTTACCACGGATTGGTCACTGGGTTACAGGGATCACAAACTTCAGTGTTCAACTGTCGGATGATCATGCCGTCAAATGTCACTAGCCAAGGAGTGTTTGGGATCTGCACTTGGACTGGGGGGACAGTTAGTTTGACCGGGACAACGAAGTTTGAATTCGTAGTTGATGACACTTCAATTATCACCGCGTTTCTGTACGCAAGCACCAACTCACTGCACAACGTCATGCAGGATGTTCAGGTGACAGGTTCATCCCAGATGGCTACATTTGTCACGGTTGAAACAGTTGGAACAATCAATGCTTGGATTAACCCAGAGGTTCTTTCCAGAGCACCAAAGTTCACAACGACAGGGACACTGACAGGAAAACGGTACACTACTGAAGGAAATGGAGTGATCAAAGCTGTTATTGGCACTGCCACTGACACTACCATTTTCCCAGGAACCATTCCTGGGGAAAGTACATTTGGTGGGCAATATATCGCGATCGCTTAGTATTGATGCCAAGCTGGTTTTTGACCAGCTTGGCACTATCATTTGGATCATTAATATGTTCACTAGGAGCAATTCATGGCAGCTTCTTCTTTTTTTAGTGGGATGGGTTTTCGCAAATTGATTGAAATGCTCGTTCCACTGTGCAACAATCTGGTTACTGGTCGAGTGTTTCCAACCTGGAAAAATACGGTCCCATTGTGCAGCACTGGTACGTACTGGTATTACGGCAGTGCACTGTATCAAGCGATTCAGGAATCCGGAACGACTTCAGCCAACGGCGTACACGCTCCGAACGACGGGTTGTTGTATTGGCAAAAAGTCAGTTTCACTCCAATGGGAATGGGCGATGATGAAGTTGCAATTCTGACCGAATTGAACAACCTTCGTCAAGCCAGTATTGGTCGACCCCAGTGGGCAACAAGCACAACACCACCAGCTGACCACGTCTTGGTCAACGGGGATTTCATTTCATTTGCTGGACGTCCAGAATTCAAAGCCAAGTATGATGCCGGTGGATTTGCTGGACTACTGATGGCATACAACGCGGATGCAACAACACAAGCAGCAAACAAAGGTATGTTTCGTCCCGATGCAGCGATCCCGACTGGGCTGTATCTTCCAGTTGATGGTGGTGCGTACTATCAAGCATGGACAGCTGCGGCTAACGGCACTGCTGGCACCCATCTGAATGCCGGGTTGCCGAATGCAACTGGGTCATTACCTTGGTGGGGAGGATCTGTCGGTGGGACGGATAATTTAAATACGATTGGAATTGCAAAACAAGCCACAACAAGCAGTGCGAATTTGTTCAACATGGGTGGTGATCCGGTTGGTGGTCGTCGAGTTGAGATTGATCTTAGTCGGGCAAGCACTGTCTTTGGTGGATCAACCACAGTTACTCCTGACACAATCAAACGCCCAGTGATCATGTACCTTGGGCGGGCGGATAAAGTGCTCAGTGTTTCAGCTGCAGCGAAGAACTGGATGGCCACGACAACAAGTGTCGGTTTTGGTCGAGTTGCTACGGGTGTTGATTTGATTGATAGCGCGACGATCAATAATGGCCCAGCATTTATTGCCGCTGGAGTAAATACGGCGGTCACCCCGAATGCCGGGAAAATTCCAGTAGCAAATCAGAATGGTTCATTGGTTGCATGGGTACCAACTGGACGTAGAAATCGGTTGTGCAACGGAGATTTTCGGATCTCACAACAGCATGGGAGTCTTGAGGTCATACCAACGACCGTAGACTACATTGCTGACAATGCGAGATTAATCATTGTCGCGGCATCAAAACTGAAAGCTCAGCGAATGACGACGTCACTGTCAAAGCTGATGTATTCTGAAAAGATTACAACCGCTGTTGCAACCACACCAGGGACGAATGACAAGTATCATCTCAACATGTGTGTCGAAGGATTCGACCTTAGTGATCTGTGTTGGGGTACCCCGAACGCAAAACCAATCACCGTGAGTTTTACTGTCAAGGTCAATACCGCTGGAAAATATGCGTTCAGTGTTTGCTTGGCAAATGGAACCCTGAGTTACGTTTTTACTAAGGATCTTGCTGTTGGTGAAAACGTGTGTACTCAGACAATTCCTGGTTGTCAGACTGGAACTTGGCCAAACGATTCGGCCACCGCATTGGTTCTTCGGTTTGATCTTGGTTGCGGCAGCGGGTATATCACTGAAACACCAAAGATTTGGCAAGCAAGTAATGTCTTGACAACAGCGGAATGTATTAAGCTAGTCGCTGTTGCCGGGGCGACTTATGAAATAGGTGGGGTTCAACTCGAGGCTGGAACAGAAGCTACTGAGTTTGAATTCCTGACTTTTCAGCAAGCTCTTAATTGGTGCCGTCGGTACTTTCAGAAAAGCTATGATGTTGATACCGTTCTTGGTAGTATCACCAATAATGGCGCCTTGTGTAACCGTACAATTGGGGTTGCTGAATGGAATGGTTTTGTGAATTTTTCAGTCCCAATGCGGGTGGTGCCTTCCGTGACCGTGTATAGCCCAGTTACTGGAGCAGCTGGATATTTTAGGCAGTATGACGGAAATGCGGCTGATAAGGTAGCGCGTGCTGATACTTTCATGGGAACGACCAGTATCAGAATTTATGGAACCTGCGATGCCGTTAGCCAATACGGTGGGTGTCACTGGATTGCTGATGCTAGAATGTAAGGAGTGAACCAATGACATATACCTACGCAAACATGGAAAAAACGGCAATTCAATGTTCAGACGGTCGATGCATTCCAGTGTGCAAAGGCAATCGTGATTACGACGAACTGGTGGCTAAAAATATCACAGTTTTTGAGTATGCCACCACCTCAACGGAGAACCCTGCATTTTTAGAAGCACAACTAGCTTTAGCAAAGTCAGACATCACGATTTTGCGATGTGTTGAACGTGGAGTTGCCATTCCGGAAGAATGGGTTGTATACAGAGTCGCTTTGCGAAAAATCATTAGCGAAAAATTAACCGACTCATTGCCATTGATGCCAGCCTACCCTGAAGGAAGTTAAGGAGATTCCATGGATATTCCTATCTTGTACATTTTTGATTTGGCAACTGGCGAATATCTTCACCAGCGTGAAGCACAGTTGCTCAATGGTGAACCACTGACAGAATGTGCTTGCGGTACCTTGGTTCCTATTCCAACCGAAATTCCTGAAGGCAAAACTGTTCGTTGGGATGGAACCACTTGGAATCTGGTTGAAGACCATCGTCAAAAACCTGATGACAATGGAACCTTGGTTGGTGGAACTCCGTTCTGGTCAGCTGATGCCACTTGGATGACCCCACCAAGTTACATGACAGAACTTGGACCACTTCCAGTGGGTGTTCTTCTGATTCAACCAGAAAAGCCTGCTCCGAGTGTGGAAGAACTGTCTGAGATTTGTCGGTACACATTGACGAAAACCTCAACTGGATAAGACTGACCGGTTTCTGATGCGGGACTCGTCACTGTCAGAAGCGCAGATCCAAGAGGTTGAGTTATACCGACTGCACATCAAAGAACTGCCATCTCTGCCGGGGTACCCTTGGGATGGCAATGGTCCAATTGCTCAATCGAAGATGCCTGTCGTTCCTGACTGCATTAAAGACTCGATTGACAAGTAGGAGAAATAAAAAATGTCATTTCAATTTAAGAATATGCAAACGTTCGTTCGAAACTGTATTCAGCCAGAGATCATTGCCGTTAAAGCTTTGTTCCTGACGATGTCAGTTCCGAAGAGAGGAGTTCTCCTCTGGAACGGAACCTTTGGGGGAAGCGATGGTAAAAGACCAGTGATTAACAATGCACCGATGGAAGCATTTGCTTTGTGTGATGGCACTAACGGCACACCGAACATGCTTCCTTTGTCAGACGACGTTAACCTGAAGTGCGGGTTGACGGATGCTGACCGTTTGTATTACATCATGCGGTTGTAAGCGCTGACCCACTCTAGGGAGAGGATATCCTCTCCCTAGAGAAGGTATTTCTTTTCATTAGGTGTGAAAGAGATATGCATTCGACTCAGCCATTGCAACCTCAAGTCCAAGGAGACTTTCATGTATTTTCCACCCGTTATTGAGTTGATCCCCAAAGTTACTTGTTACGCAAACCCCAAGCAGTACATACCGTTGGACGGCAGCCATATTGACACCAGCATCTATCCAAAGCCGATGCTGGATGCGTTGAACATTCCCTATGTGACGTCAAAGAGTGCCACCAACTTTTTGCCCGGGATGGACACCAACGAGGTCTGCAAAATTATCTCGTCACCTCCCGTGCCCAACCCGTTGAACGGTGGTGTTGCTTTGCCGCAGTTTGCACTGCAGGAAATTGACACGTCGAAGCCAGTTGATCCCAGAGAACAGTTTTTGTCGACTCCGGTACCTGGTCGTTCTGTGTACATTGGGGTGCTGCTGAAGAACGTTTCCGGGGAAAAGACACTTAAGGGAATTCGTATCATTCCACGTATTCCTGCGGGTGGTCCGAAGATTGGCCCTACTGGTGAACTGTTGCTTGGGGTGCCGGTTCCGGCCATCTACTCACTGCAGGCAACACATGACCGGTATGAAGATCTGGTCATGCAGAACCCTGACCGTGTCAATTGGGAAAATCTGGTTGACCCCACCCGGTTCAACGTGGATGAATGGGCTTACGGTGCTCCGACTGAATTCTCCTTCCCAGAAGAGGCTTGGCCCAACCTGAAGTACATGGGTTTCAAGCTCATCGTGCATGAATGGGAAGACAAGGACGTTGATCCCACTGATACTGCTCCCGGGTTCTATCGAGTGGAGTTTGACTTTGTTGAAGACGCTTGTGTCTTCGAATCCCTCAACATCCCTGCACCGGTTGACAGTGTTTACGCCATCAACCTTAAAGGTGTTGACGTCACCAGACACTTCGCTGAAAATGTCGACACTGATCGTCCAGTGATGACTACTCCTGAAGTGAACATGGACCTGTTGGTGGGGGCACTGTCGCAGCATCCTAACATTGCGGAACTGATCAAGTCTGCGGTGCATGATGCGATGCCCAATGTTTCTGGCAGACTGGATGAGGCAGATGCCCATTTGAAGGTCGTCAAAGAAGATGTACACAACATCGAGTTGAAATACATCAAACTGGCGAGCCAGCCCAAGGACAATCTGGTCACCGTGGAACAGTTTGAGGAAATTCAGCATGCTTTGACAAGTAAGGTTAATGACCTGCTTAATGACGTAACCAGCAAGGTTGATGCCGCATTGAAAGCATTGCCGGCTGAAGCTGTACCCCGTGAAGCACGGGCACTGATTTCAGATTACCCTGAACGGTTGAGGGATCAGCTTACAGCAGAAATCCGAAAGCTCTGCGCCGATCAGACAAACAGTTTGGTTGCCACCGCTGAAGAGGCACAACTTAAATTGCAGGACACTGTTGCCAAGCTTTCGTCTTCCCAGAAAGCCGAGTTTGATGGCATCACTGACAAGATTGAACAGCTTTGCCGCTCGTTCATCGCTTCGGCCGAAAAGAAGATCGAAATCTTGCAGAATAGTGTTGATGGCATGGAAGATACCGTCGGGGGTATCAATGCTGGCAACTTGAATGGGCAAAGCTTTGATGTGCAGAAGCATCCCAGTGTGAAGGCGTGGTATGTGTTCAGCAATGACACCGTCACTCCCAATCGCTTTACGGTTGACCTGTCCAACCGTCATGAAGCCAATGATGTTTGTAACGTCTACAAGTACTGCCAGAACAACACCGCACTGGTCATCAAGACCACAGCAGAATTCCCGCTGCGTCTGATGTATCGTGGCCGGATGTTGGATGCCATGTCCGAGGTCGAACTGACCGGATATGGTGAAAACATTCAGTTGTTCATGTGCAATGGCGAATGGGTTGGTGTGCTCAACGACGGTCTGATCGCTTAATCCAGTAAGGAGTGCACAATGTCACTTGCCCAAGCAGCAGGATTCAAACCTGCATACTTCTACCCATACCTCAACACCAGATCACCGATTGATATCTGCACTGGCATTTATGTCAAAGGTTTCAACGGTGCGTGGTTGCTTGATGCTGGTGCTGCACCGGTAAACGGATTCTCTGCCAGAAGTGGTTACTTTAAGTCGACTACAGTTGACAACATGGTTGTTAACCTGATGGAGATTTATCCGAGGTCAGAGTACTTCAAGTACGACACCGAAAACACGTCCACCAGCTTGCATCGTTTCTATCGCTTGGCTCAAGGTTTGAATGTCAATGTTGACGAACGGGTTCACTTGACCAATAAGGGTGAGATGAACCTGAAAGAATACATTGAATTCCTTACCAACCTTGGTGAGTACAAACTGAAGAACAAGCAAGAATACTTGGTGGAAACACCATTCTTGGATACCAACACTGGCAAGCCGTTGAAGATCATGGTCCCGACATTCATCTCGCTGGACTCGATCTCCAACCTGAGCACTGACAATGTCGACTTCTCAACCGGCATGGAAGACAAGTCGAACAACACCGCTGACATGTACGATGCTCGCATCAAGAAGCGTCTGATGGATCTGTTCATCACCTACGCTTATCGGTACAGCATGTACTTCTTCGTTACTGCTCATGTGGACTCGAAGATCGAAATTGATCCTCGTCGCCCCACACCGAAGCAGAACCAGTGGCTGAAGCAGGGTGAAAAGATCACCAATGCTGGCAAGAACTTTCAGTACTTGCCGAACTTGTCATTCCAGTTGGCAAGACCCAAACCACTGGTCGACCAAGATGGACAACCGTTGTATCCTTCAGGGGATCTCAACGCCACTGACCGTGAAAAAGTGGAAATCAACAAGCTGGAAATGAAGGTTCTTCGTGGTAAGAACAACATGACCGGCACAATCATCCCCACTGTCATGAGTCAGCACCGTGGTGTCCTTGCTGACCTGTCGTACTACGAGTATCTGCGTGACGTCAGTGATAAGGCCAAGTCTGGTGAGTACGAATCTTCTGGGTTCCTGCTCAAAGGCTACAACCGGTTCTCACCACTGTTGCCGGATGTACCATTCCACCGGAATAGTATCCGTCAGACCTGTGACGAGAACTACGCGGCAAAACGCACCTTGGAATTGATGTTCCAGTTCCACTGGATTCACCATTACTGGAATACGGCAGCGTATCCGTATGACATTCCAGCGACGGTTGAGAACTTTGTGGAGAGGATCAATCAATCCTCCAGAATTGACGTTAACGACATTCTTCAGAGCCGAGGGTACTGGACATACGACACTGAAGAAAAACGTCCTTACATGTCAATTATGGACGTTTTTGAGCTAGTTGGGATGAAGGATGTCAACTCGTCTGTACAGGTTACTGACACCATCGTTCCACCCAAGCCAGAACCGACTGGAAAGAAAAAACAAAAATAACTTTGTTGCATTGCACAGCACCCTCAATTGAGGGTGCTGT